GTTTCTAGGTGCTCAGCAGCTGATGCTACTGTAGCTTGAGAGATTGGGCTTTCTGAACCCACGAAGTCTGTAAGACTTTGAGTTCTTTCATCTGTCCATTTTGGTAATGCCATTTGTTTTCTCCGTAATTTATAATTGTTTTAGGTTTGTTATTATTTGAACACCCCTATCTAGGGCTGCTTGTGTTTTTGCGGATTCGATCCCGCTTTCGTTTACTAAGATTGTTACATCTTTTGTTAAACTATTTTTGACAAGGTAGCCCTTTTTTTCTAATACTTGTTTTGCGGCTGCCTTAGTTTTATAGCTTTTAAGTTTTCCTGTTATACAGACAATACCTTTTGTTTGTTCTGTTTGTTTCTGAACTGTAGTTTTCCAACTAAAAGGTAATCTATCATACCCGTCTGTCCATTCTTCGTAAAACCAATCTAGTAAGTTCTCTCTTGCTTTTGGGCCTAGTCCTGCTTCCCTACATACTTTCTCGTTCAAATCTAAAAGCGATTTAACCTTTTCACATACTTTTTGAGAAGCCGTAGTTCCAATTAGCTTTATTGAAAATGCTGGTAGTAGGTCTACTAAGTCAACTTTCTTACTAGCATTTATTTCTCTATGCAGTTTAACTGCAAGTTTCTCGGATTGAAGTGCGTCTATCATCATTTCAAGAGGCAATTCATATAGGTCGAAGAATGTTTGTATCTTCAATTTCTCTACAGTTTTAGGGCCGAGTCCCTTTATTTTGAGTGTTTTTGCAAAATGCTCAATCTTTTTTGTCGTTTTACCACTACAATTAGGGTTGTAACAAAAGAGTTGGTCTTTTTTCGGCTTTAAAATTGTCAAACATGAAGGACAATTTGTAGGCGGGATTATTTGTTGCAATTCTTTTCTCATTTATATATATTATATCAAATTTCAGTTGCCATGTCAAGAACTATTTTTCGGGAAGTCCGAGAGAATCAACGAATCAATTTTGAAACACTCTGTATGACCTCCAAACTTAATTTTTGGCTGGTACTTATCATCTTGATAAATTTCATGTAGGTACTGTTCTTGTATCCACACATGATAAAGGGTATCAGTCCAAGTTCTTTGAATACGGATATCGTACCCTTTAAAACCTCTGCTACGCTTTACAATATGTCTCCAGTCCTTCCCTGAAGCGATTCCTACTTTGATACACTCTCGTTCAAATGTTTTTCTGTTTACTAGGACAATTCCGTATAAGACACCCTCTTTTTCCATCTCTTCGGGGTGGTTACGGAAATAAGTTTCGTTATATACACCAGCCACTATGCATAGTATCCCATGAGGAATCCTATGAATAGTACTAAAAATGTATATGCTATTAACTGATATGTGTTCATTCTTTTCTTTATTAAATTTTTAAATAAAATCTGCCTTCCTATCATAATGTGTGGCCCTTGCATTATAATTCTACTCTTTCAAACCACATTTCAAATTCATTCTGCACCCATTCTCTGGGGTCGTAATCAAGTTTATCTGCAATTTCTTCGTTAGATTCCCAATCATCTGGTAATTCTTCTATCCCTAATTCATCTCTTAAGGGTTGGAGTATCTCTCCATCATCAAGCTCTTCATATTCGCCTCTTCCATCTGCCACTCCGACAAAACACCAACCTTCATCTTCATAAGTCATTCTTATATCAACTTCTCCATAACCTTCTAGGTAATTTTGTAAGTTTTCTATTAGTGTAATAGGGGGTGACCAAGCAGAATACCCTGAAAAGAAAAGACTATCATGGTCTACATAATCAATATTACACCACTTAGCTCCTACATTATCTACATAATAGTCGTAGGAATTTTCTAGCCAGTCGTCCTTGTCATATTCACCTCTCGGCATAAATGCAAGTTTATCAATATCTATTAGTTCTTCTACTTTATAAGTTTCATCACTATTAAATAGCTGTCTTTCATATTCTTCCATTACCATTACATTTTTAAAAGCTACTTCTACATTTGGGCTTTTTGTGCTAACCTCTATATTAAAATATACATGATTTGCCATTAATCTACTCTCCTTACTATTCTGGGGATAATTTCCCCACTTCTTATTACTTCTACTTGACAACCAATTTCTAAGCCTAAGTCTTTAATAAATTTTATATTATGTAAAGTTGCTCTACTTATTTTCGCGTCATCAATCTCTACTGGTTTTAGAATAGCTACTGGAGCAACTACTCCTGATTTTCCCACAGTCCATTTAACATGTACTAGAGTTGTTATAACTCCTTTCTGTATTCGTTTAAGAGCATATGCTCCTCTGGGGTGGTGTGAAGTATGTCCAAATACATCAAAATCTTGGTAACTATCTATTCTAAATACTAAGCCATCTTGTGGATACTCATTCCAATCTGAATCTAGTACTGTGCTAAATCCCATTGAGGTTTTTAGCACAGACATAGACTCTGAAAAACTTTCTGCTAAGTAAGGCTCAGCGTTGTATGAAATAAAGTGAAGGTCTCTAGTTTGAAACTCTTCCTCATCTTTCAAATTAAGCGCTCCGGCAGCATAGTTTCTTGAGTTCTTAATAGTTTTTGGAGCAACTATTTCCCCAGTTACTTGTAGTAGTTTTGGTACTGGAAAAGTAACTCTGTTTGGCACTAAGTGTTTTACTAAATGTGTAACATCTAGTCCTTTCTTACCATCTCCTCTTGTTAAAACTTTATGTAACTCCCCTTCTAAATAAGTTAAAGCCACCGCTGCACCGTCCATTTTAGGACTAACCACGACTGGTTTTTTATATGATTGAAAGGGGTTTTTATCATAATGTTCATTATCAAAAATTTTCTGTAATGAATACATACGATATGTGTGGGGAAATCTGCCATCAGCACTTCCGACTTCTTCAAAGTTAGATAACTCTGCAAGTCTATCAAATTCTTCATCTGACATAAATGGTTTACCATTGTAATATGCCATTGCTGCTCGCCTTAATAGTGCTTTTACATTTTCCATTGTTATATTATAACAAATTTGAAATGTAAAGTCAAGAAATAAATTCAGGTAAGGTAAATTTTATCTAAAATATCTTTAAAGTGAGTTTCTAAGATATTCTTACTTTCTGCTAGGGATAAAATTTCTACTAATCCCTCAAATAATGCTTTGGAGTTTTCAAAATCGATAGGCATAGCTACGCCGTCCTTCGTAGGTTTAAAATCTCCATCAAAGTCTAAGTAGTATTTTCTAAGATGTAAATACTCTGTATCTCGAAATTCATTTATAGTTAATCTAACCTGCTCTGTACCCTCAGCATTTTCATGAATTAACTTTGTATATACTTCTGGGGCTTCGTATATCTTCATTTGTTCTTTAGTATTGAACTTAAAGGAACAATACTTGTAACATCTTTAGGTTTTAATAACCTATACGAATCGGTATCCCAACAAAATAAAAGAACTGTATCATTAGCCTCTCTGGCTCTATTCTTTTTATTTTGAATATATCTATTGTCAAAGTCTAGGGTACAGACATTATATTTAATTTTTCGAGAATTTGTACTTCTGTATGTAATAACTGCGTCACCACAGCTTTTAACTGAGTTTTTGAACTCGTCTTTTTTCACTAATATACTCCATTACTATTAAGAAAACTCTTTCTTCTTAGTAACGGTAGTATAATTAGTTATTTATAGTGTTGATAACACCTGCAAAATAAACAGCAGCTTTACCAGTCAATTTATCAATGATGTCATCATCAATATCTTGTCCAGCATCACTCAAAGCATCTTTTAAAGTTTGCTGTGAGTCTGCTTTGCTTACTCTACCTCCGCCACCACTTGATTTAGCGGAACTAGTTGCAGGAGCTTTTTTCACATATACACCAGCTTTTGTTAAAATCATTCTAACCCCGTTAGGACTTTCTCCTAAAGTGTCAGCTATATCTTTAACAATCTCCATACTTGTTTCTGGAGTTGGATCTTCGCTTGTGTACAGCTCAACGGCTTCGGCTTTGCTTTCATCAGTCCATGCCATTTTTCTTCTCCTTGTTTGTTGTTGAAAATAAAATCTATCACTCATATTATACTAAATTTTGAGTGCTGAGTCAAGAACTATTTTTTGGAGTTAAATTCAGCTTCTATTTCAGTAATAAATTGATTACATTGGTCAATTTTATCTTGAGTTAGAGGTTGTCCGAAATTCATCTTTAAATAAGTTCTTAACCCATTTAGTTTGTTCTTTACTTGTTCTTTAGAATGTATCATTATTCTAGGTCGTTTTCGACATACTCAAGTTTTTCTTGAGCGTGTGCTGCTTTTTCTATTTCAGAATCTATTGCAGCTAGTATATCTGGGTGTTCTCCAATACCTACAGGCTTTCTCATATATACTTCTATATTTGCATTAGCCCTAGCTATTTCACCTTGATAGCCCATTATAAGGGCGTCTTTTATTTGGTCTCTCATTTTTCTTCCTTTGTTACTGTGTTTACATATGCTATACAGAAATTCCTTCGAGCTCTATTACTTACTACTATATGAGGTATGAATGGTACTAATGGTATCATACAAAATATATAAGTAAGAAAAGCCAGATTTCTGTACTTTATCATTAAATTTTCTGGCTGTTTCTTTTCTATCATATACATACTAATAGACCATGTACGAAAAATCATCATAATCCAAGTACTGACATATGCAGAAACTATGACTGTCCATAGTCCCATAACTTCTCCTTTATTAGAGTTTAACGCCGTATTCCTCTAAATGCTTTAAACTTCCTAAGTCGTAGGCTAATTGATGTGCGTTGAATCCTCCTGTCATATAACCAAAATGGTCACTCCATTCAGTATCTCCTTCAATTACCCAAATACTATATAAACTACAGCCATATTTTTCTTCATAGTTTACATACTGAATACCTGCATTTGCATTTTGGTACTCCTTAGTATATTCTTTTTTAATTATAGCTGGAGCGTGATAACTTGCTGACCAAACTTTTTCTCCTTCTTCAAAATATTCACTTACACATTCATCTGGTAAGTAGGCTGGGCCTTTTCGTTTTGTTTTAGGTAGTTTTTCTGGTACTCCTACTCTGTCTAATATGTTCTTAACAAAAGTAGTGCTTCTAAATAATCTTTTTGATATATCCGATACTGTTTCACCATTTAAATAAGATTCAATAGCTTCTTTAATCTCTAAAGTTGTGGCTTTCTTGCCTCTATTTTGAGATTTTCTTACTTCTCGAAAAGATACTGTTTCATTAAATTCGTCTAATATTCTACCCAATCTTGTAGTATTATAACTTATATTTAGCATTTCACAGGCTTCCTTTTTTGTTATCGGATTATCTTGATTAAGTAATGCTGATACTCTAGTAAGGTTTGCCTCGTCTAGTTTCTCTCCTGCTTTCTTTCTTATTCCTCTAGTTGCCATTAGTCTGCATCATAATTAATTTGTCTGTCGTATTCTATATCTTCTTCTTTTGCTTTTATTCGTTGTCCAATTAAAATAATTGCATAATGAATTATCTTAAATAGGTCTTTTTCATCATAACCATTTTTCTTTCCATATCTTTGTGCATACTTCATAATGTTTCCTATACAGAAACCTTCTCCATGTTGTGCGTCAAAGATAACTTCAGTTGCTTGAAACTTACCTGAGCCATAGTGCTTTTCATATGTTGCATCTATGTACTCTTTTAAAGATTCTAATACCTTATCTTCTTTAAATTCGTAGTTCATTTTTTTCGTTTTTAAATTTAAAAATTCATAGTTCATTTTTTTCTATTTCTTAATTCTCGGTATCTTTCTGATAATGTATTGCTGATTTCAAAATACCAATCTGTCATCATTACCCATGATACTAGAAATAACCATGCCATAAGTGAGAATATATACTCAAATATGGTAAATGGAAATAAAAATATGTCTAAAAAATTCATATATCTCCTTCTGCTCTAATTTCACTTCTAACTACTTCAAAGCCATTAGGATACCTACTTTCCAATTTTTTGATATTTTCTTCCATTACTTGTTGAGGTGTGTACCCTAGTGCTGTGCAGCCTTGAACCCAATACCAAAGCACATCTCCAAGCTCGCGCATGAGATGAAATCTTGCTTCTTCGGTAAATTCTTTTCCTTGAAATACTATCTTCTTGATAACTTCGGAAAATTCTCCAGATTCGGCCTGCATGCCGATAGATGCTGTTAAGAGTTGTGAAAATTCTGCTTGAGTGTGTACATGCAACTCCATTAGTCTTTCTACTAACATAAGTGTGCTTAAACTTTCTAATGATGTTGTAGATTTTACAAATTTTCCGTATTCGTTTAATCTAGCTTGTTCGTCTGTTATCACAGAGCCTCCTAATGTAATTTATTATTGTTTTTCTTCCATTTGGCAAGCCAAATGTCCATTTGTTTTTCCGACCAATGTGGTGGAAAAGTTACTGTTAAATCGTCTCGTAATCTAAATTTAACTTTTTTCATTACTATATTATACTAAAAAATAAGTGCCGTGTCAAGAACTATTTTTAGTTGTGGTGTATAGGGGTAGTTATAAGGTTGTGGCGGCGAGTGAAATTGATGTAAGTGTGGATTTGGATATAATATTGGTAGTGCAACTAGTCCTAGTACTGCTGTTATTATAACTAACCATAGTATTTTCTCTTTCACTATGCCTTTAAAACCACTATCCTTTGCTATTAATCTTATCTTTTGCTGTTCCCGCGTAGAGTCCGAACCAAGCTGCGCCTGCTCCTACTACTATTGATATAAGTCCTGATTGTTCAAGACTAGGGTCTGGTAAATCCATAAACCACATAGTACAGTAATAGAGCAAAAACATATAAACACCTAAAAATGCTCTAGGGAATATTCTCCATGCGTCTATCATATTAGATAACCATATCCATTTTTGCCACGGATTATCAGGTTCTCTCTCGTTCTCCATTTCCATAATAGTTTGTTTTAACTCTCCTATTTCGGAAACCATTGCCATGAATTTGTTAAGGTCAATTTCGACCTCATTTCGGCTCATGTCACCTTGAAATTGTTCACTTGGCTGTGCCATGTTTTAACTCTCCCAATCTAAAGTGGTAGTTTCTTGATACCAAATTAGCCTCTTCCTCACTCATTCTGTAATATGCTATTAGAACTGCTACTGCTTGTGAGGGGTTGTATTCTTGTTCTAATAGTAGTGTTTTGTATAACTGACTCGGCTCGCCGTCGTCCATATATCTCCTGTTGTCTTAGCCACTAGCAACCTGTAGCATCTATATCGTCTAGATACTTATTACTAGAATCGCTTCTGTCGATAGGCTCAATTTCTGTACTATAAATTTTTGTTAATTTATATCCGAAATCGCCCTCTTGTAAGGCTTGTGGTAACCAATCTCTTACCGCCTTATCGGTAACATCAGCTTTAGCTGTTATTATTATTTTAAAATCTTGTTCTTTCATATAATTGTTGCGTCTACGGTTTGTTTTATTTTAAATTGCTTTACTAACCAACTTTCATATTTGTTTATGTACTCTTGTTTTGACAATCTATTACCTGCAGCTGGAATGGTTAGATTTTCTTCTTCATGGTCTAACCACATTCTACTACAAAAACTTTCAAAGTTGCTTTCCCATTGTAAAAGGTCGTTCCATCGCTGAAACTCTTTTATGTGCCTATTCCAGAATTTTCCTTTATAGGCGTTATGTGATTTTTCTACTACTTCTTTAATTGTCTTTTCCATTTTGAATATGTACTGGTTTATTTTCTAACATTGTAAATGCTTCTGCTATGTACTCCTCTAAAGTCATTCCTCTTTGAGCGGCGTGCATACCACAATCATTTATAAAGCTGTTAGATACTTCTATTGTTTTGCCCTTATATTTAAGTTTCATTAAATAACTGAGCCTCTGCTTCTCTTCTTTTTACTAAACCTGCGAGTACTTTTCCGCCTGCTTTGTTCCATCTTTTTATTTCTGTGCTTGCTGCGTTGTAGTTACCTGCGTTTAGTTCTTTCAGTAAGGTACTGTTTTTGAAATTAGTCGGCCCTAAGTTGTATACCCATACTACTAGGGCATCAAATTGATTTTGTGTAAGTGGTACTGTCACCATGCTTTCTATGTAACCTTCGTACTCTTCAAGCTCTGTCAGTAACATTTGCTCTGCTTGCTCTTGAGTTATAGTCATGCCATCATGGACACCTTTTGTGTGCCCGTAGCCTATAGTCCATACTCCTACACTATCTTGATAAGCTGTAAGTTTACAACCCTCAAAGTATTTGAGTATTTCTGTGCCTTTTTCTCCTAATTTCATTAAAATTCCTATTCCTATTGCGAGTAGTATTATTGCTACCCATTGTAAAACATTATTCATGACATCTCCTAAAAAAGAAATGCCCCGAGTCGGCTGTAGTTGCTCTCTTATTACTGAGACTTAATCTACAGACTTAGAATTTATCGAGCTGCGGGGTCATTTCAAACTTCTACCAGTAGAGTATTGGGTACAAAAGTATAAATACATTTGCCAATATCAATACTGTAAAAAAGCTCCATTCGACTACTTCTTCAGCAGCCTTTTGTGTTTTAAAGATTCCTTGAATCGCTCGCAAAACTGCATAGCGATTTAAGAATCGCAATGCTCTTTGCATAGTCTTTCTCCTAGCCTATATTTATTACTTTAGGCCTCTCTGCTTCTGGGGTATTTACCTCTAGATTTATTACTAACAATCCGTCCTTAAAGCCAGCGTCCTGAACTTCAACCCAATCGCCAAGAGTGAAAACTCTCTTAAATACTTTTCCGCTAAGTCCCTTATAGATGTAGCGCTCTTCATTTGAGTCCAACTCTTGTTTTTCCTTACCCTCAATGGTAAGCTCGTTTTTATGTTGTTTAATTTCTATGTCCTGTTTCTTCCAACCTGGCAATGCCAATTCAATTCGGTAAGCCTCCTCTCCTATGGCAACTAGATTGTATCTAGGATAATTAGTAATGGGTAAATCTGTTACCCTATTCGCTAGCTGATTGTGCAAGCGATCAAAACCGACAAATAATTTGTCGAAATCGTTAAAATTTAATGCAGTTTGTAAACCTGTCATTTCGTTTCTCCTGTTAGCTCCTTTCGGCAGCTGATGTGAGTTCCTTTCGGCAACTCGGTTATAAAATACAGTCTGTACACAAAATCCCGACCACTGGTGGAAGTGGTACTCCTATCCTCGCCCTCGGAAAGCTCTGTTTCCTACTCGTGCCAGACATAAGCGTAGGTTTTGTTTAGGCAGTCCTACAACTGCAAATCTTTTATGTGAAACTTTTAAAATTTCACTCTATTATTATACTATATTTTGCACCAACTTGTCAAGAACTATTTTTCAGTCCTCGTCTAGTTCTATCATGCCCTTTTCTTTGAAGTAGTCTATCGTATCACTAATTCCTTGTCTTTTTGCCACAATCCATGTCATATGAACTGAAAACATAAAAAATAAAATATAGATAATGTTCCATTGCGTTTCTAAATCCATAAGCTCTCCTTCATTCCTTATTCTGGTTAGCCCTTCCCAATGAATTTTTTCAATATATATATTATATCAAAATTGAAGCGCCAAGTCAAGATTTATTTTCTACTTACCTAAAAATAGTTCTTGACTTTTATTGGTTAATTTGTTATAATATAAGTATGAAAAAATCTCAATCAAGTAGATGGAGCGATAAAGAAATTCGCCTACTGAGTCAATGGTATGGCGATATTAGTATAGAAGAAATGAGCATTTTAGTGGGAAAATCCCATAGTGCCATTCGTTCTAAAGTCCACTACTTAAGGAAGCGCGGTTGGGCATTTGATTCCACGCGTAGATAGGAGAAAATCATGGCAAAGGTAATACCTTTTCCCAAACCCTACTTGACTACCAAAGACAAGTCGGATATAATCGTCAATGACCTCTCTCTAAAATTATTAGATTTATTGGAGAGAAATGGCATTGACACCACTCGTCAAGGTTTTATCCTTGACATGGCATGGGTTGTTAAATTTTTAGAAGTAACAGTTGACAACTCTTTTGGTGTGGAGAACCCACTAAGTAAACATATCAGGCAATTTGTGCCTACGGATTTATATGAAAAAAATGAAAAATATACATGACACAGAACAAAAATGTATGGCTACTTGGTCAGAAGAGACAAGTAGATTACTTGACATTGAAGAAATAGATCAAGATGAGAATAGAATCGCTGAAATACTTGAAGTGCAAACACTTAAGTTACAGAGCGAACCTCAATGTATTGAAATAAATTACGAAGAGCTATATCTTAACTTAACCATACAATACTTTAGAAAACTAATTAACAAACTACAGACAGCGTGAGACGAAGAAGAAATGATAACTACAATTTCGATAGAATGCTACGGCAGTTCAAACGAAAAATGCAACGAAGCGGTAAGCTAGAAGATTACCGAAACAAACAGTATTACAAAAAACCTTCCACCAAAAGACAAGAAAAAATGAACGCTGCAAAACGCAGAGCGGTAGCTTTACAAAAAGCAAATTCACTTGGGCCAGAGCCGCGCCTACCAAAACTATCCAGCAATTATCAACCACCAGAGGAATAATTACACTTTTTTATGTTAAATAAAACTCGCACAGATTTGAGCCAAGATGACCTACTCAAAAATTCTTGTTGCAATTTTGCTAAAAGTGTGGTATAATATACTCATAAATTGGAATTAAACAAGGCTAGCAGCTGTTAATCAACTCCAATAAAACCTAAACAAACAGCATCACCCGAATGACGGCTCTCCGAAGGAGAGACGGCATGAAGGCTGATGTCTGGTTTTTGTTATTGTGTTTGATTTAATTCTAAGCAACCAAATTGACCGTTGGAATCAAACAGTTTAAAGACTTTATCCAATTTAAAGCCACTAAAGCAAGTTGCTACACTTGCGTCAATTAACCCCACCTACTTTTTTGCATAACTTGGTCAAACCGAAATTATTTAAACATCTATAAACCTTATTCGACCATATCAAATTGCAACTCAACCTACGAAAATTTCCCCTAGTCTATAAAAAGCCCCGTTGCGGTTTAGTATAAAGAAACGGGGCTATAAAAGCCCCGCTGCGGTTTAGTTAAAATACTTCAGTTTTATACTTCGTTTTTATACTTCTTTTTCCATTCCCACCTTTCGCCCTTCCAAAAGTGCCAAGGCCTCTTAGGTCTGCTCGGCCCCGCTAAAACATCTTTCTTAGTTATAGTTCTCCGCCAATACTTATCTGTATAATCCGCTTCCTGCCTTTTAGCCTCTTCAATATCATCACTTTCGTCATGCTCTGTTGGGTGTATTATAGGCTCTAGTTCACTCTGCAGTTTTTCTGACTCTGATTGACCCGCTTTCTCCTCTACATACTGGTACAGGCCGTGCCCTAAATAAATTTCTTTTCTCATTTTCTTTCTCTAAAATTTCTACTAGCGTTGTTATTAAATTTAATCTCCCGACTTCCTTGTTGTTATAATCTATTGTGTGCCAGTCTCCACAAGTAGTTATAACTCTTTCCTTTAGTAGCGTCATTGTATCATAGTACGATAACGCCCTTTCATCATTTTCTGATAATTTCCACGACTTTAGAGGATTTCTCTTGCGTTCCTCTAATCGTCTTGCTTGTTCTTCTTCACTTATACTAAGCCAAAACTTAATAAAAGTTACGCCCTTCTGTTTTTCTTCCCACCTATTTACTTTAGCCATGAATCTTTCATATTGCTTGTCTGTACACCAGCCATTAATCTTTTGTACCATAGCTCTGCTATACCACGACCTATCAAAAAAGACTATCTGATTTTTTCTTGGCATTTTTGATTTCCAAAAATTTAACCAATGTTTCATATCTTTTTTGCTAGGTTTACTACTTAGTGAAACACTATAATTATATGTAGGCAGATAATGCGTAACTTCTCTAATTGTGCTACTCTTTCCTGCAGTATCGCGACCTTCAAGTAACAATGCAACCTTGCCGAAATCTTCAGCAACTATTTTATTTAATCTTACTTGCATTGTTTCTAGTTCTATCATTTTGTATTAATAGAAGGCGTCCTGTTTATACTCGGCACGATTGTGGTATCTTTAGCAATGACACCCCTTCTATTTTGTATGTCGCGGCAATTTACTCTCTACAAACCACTCGTGTTGCCGCTTTACGGGGTTGTATTTTCTCTGTCTTAGCTTTTGCTGACCTGAAATTAATTTTGCAGTTTTATAAGTTGAATAGCAATATGAGTGGCTACTTCTAGACTCACTTTCAGGTATCATATTTACTATTTGCTTTTTTCCTTTTCCTCTTGCCATTTCATTTTCCTACTTGGTGGAGCTGGTGAGATTCGAACTCACAACCTTCTACGTGCAAGGCAGATGCTCTCCCGTTGAGCTACAACCCCTAATTAAAATAATGCCATATAGGTATCATACTTATATAAAATACTATAATACCTAATGTAATCCAATCTTTTCTAAGCCATATAAACCATACTATTAGAATTAAGACTGCAAATGTGATGTCCGCTATTAGTACATTTGAGTAGTCTACTACCCAAACTTTAGTCTCTGCGCTCAACCATTCTACCATTCCATAGCCTTTCATGCCAATAATATAATACTAGCTTTGTCAAAACCTCAACACTTGCTATAGAGCCTGCAAATACTAAATTGCCTGTTATAAAAAAGCTCAATACAAATGTATCTGTCGTTGCTAAAATCCTCCATGTTAAAGTTTTGAAAAAACTCCTTTTTTTGCTTAATCTTGATTTTTTACTCATGTCTTTCCCCCATATCGAAAAGGTTTAGAAATCACAAATGGATTTCTACTCTTTCCTACCCACTTAAAATGGAAGGCTAGCATAATTGGGTCAACATATGTTGCCCAGTTACAAATAGCCATACTGTCTCCTAGTACGCCGCCTTCACAATAATTTTCAATTAATTCTTCACTATCTGCCGACAAATAATGATACTTACCAAATTTGTCCAAAGCTTTAGCAAAGAAGTATGAGCCTTTAACTTCTGTATATAAAGGCTCTTCCTCTTTATAATGTTGTCTTAGTATTTTCTCTAAATACGGATCTTCCATTATGGATTAATCCTCCTACATACATCAAGTAAATACTTGAGGTCTTGTTTTGGAGATTTTTCTAATCCTGCTATTCTATCATATTCACAACCTAAATGACAGGCTACTTGTACTAAGATTTCTCCTTTAGTCATGGGTAGTTCGCCTGTTTTAGTTCTATAGATAGCTTTTTGATATACTCCCTCTCTGGAGAGCTTGCCAATTATAGATTTTATACTCTTATTGAGTTTTTCAGCGAGTTTATCTACTGTTTCTCTATTTGGCTGTGCGGTATATTTATCAATCATATACTGCACTTGTTCGTCTGTATAGTTTGCTGCCACTACATTACTCCTACAATTAATATGACAAAAGCTATAAATACAATTATAGCTATGTCTGGTTGCCAGTTCCACATGCTACTTATAATATAGGTTTAATCCCAAAAAGGCTTCTCTATCGCCACTTATTTCATTACCTATATTTATTTTAGCATTTCCACTTGAGCTAGCAATTAGGGTAGTTTTACCACTAGCGCTAGGCCCGATATCTTTGCTGGTATCTATCTTAATCGTTAGCATACCTGCATCATCAACGAAATATTCTAGGCTTTCGTTTTTACCTATTCTTATAGCTTCTTCCACTATTTATCCTCCTCTGGATTAAAATTTATATCAAAATCGGGGATAAATTCAAAATCATCTCCCCACTCGTTTGTGAACCCAACTTCTTGTTCATCTTCAAATCCGCTTAACACGGCTAATTCTTTTAGTAATTCTTTAATTTCTTTCACATTACTACTTATCTTTTTGGCTATTGTATTCTTATCATTATGTAAGAATGCATTTTCAAGCTCTAATTCTTCAAGTCTAGCTTCTCTCATTCGGATTCTATCCTCTTTAGCCATAGAATTAGGGAATTGTATCACTTTACCACTATCTTTCGCCATAATAATCCTCCACAGGCATACTCCACTCTATATAGATTGGGCCTATTTCTAAGTCATTCTTTCTGGCATAACCAGCTAATGTTTCAAATGCTTTTTCTTCAAATTCTTCTTTAGTAGCACAGTTTAATACTAATTCTTTTTTAAGTGAGAAATCAGCTATTGCTTCTCCTACCCACCTTCGTTTTCCTACTATTTTACCATCTACTATCGTTTCGCCCGTACGCTGATTAACTTCAATAAATTCTCTTGCCATTACCACAACCTCCATTTTTTCTTTTCTTCTGTTTTTTCGAGAATAGCTACTTCCGCTTGTAGTTTAGCTATTTCTTTTTGTTTCTTATTTATAGCTATTTGATACTTTTGAGCTTCTTCTACTTGTTCCCACCATTTTCGCACTAAAATCCATGCGTCTTCTGGCTCCATAGGTTCATAACTTTTAGTTATATACTGCATCATATCTGTCACTGCTATTTTACCATTTACTATCTCGAAATTTAAACCAAAATCATCACAGCCACTATCTAATAAGCTTTCTCTTTCTAAAACTTTACAAACATCGGCTGGTATAGTTAATGTTTGCTCTGTGTATTGTACCGCCATTACTCTACTCCCTCAGCCATAGTTAGAAATACTACTACGCCTATAGTTATACTTAGAGTTACGACTACTGCCATTGTGGCTAATATTGTTATTTCCATATTAGCTTAACTCCCCTCTTCGCGAGTTCCTTTAATGCTTTAGCCCTCATTTTAGGCTTAGCATTATGTTTGTTTAAATAAGCTATTAGTTCCTCTTTTGAAACCATAGCCATTGTTCTAAATTTTTCATAAGTTTTAGCTGACTGACCCCATCTGCCTGATTCAACTACTTTATGTCTTTTTTCCCACATCTCTGCCATCTTCTTTCCTATACTGTCTGTCTTGCAACTCACTACTGAGCGCAAATATTAATAAACTAGCAAATTTTTCATCATTTGCCACCTGTGATATGAACTTCTTAAAATACCCTGTATCTTCTGCTGAGTTCCTTAGCTTTACTACTAAATCCCTTAAGCTTATATTTTCTTCCCAATCCATCTATTTTCCTTATCATATAATAGCATATTATAACAATAACCATGTATAATAGCTCGTTAAAAAATTGTTTTATTTCGTTTTTATACTTCGTTTTACTACTCGCTTTCACTCGTATTTTTCCTCGCTAACGGGATATTTTGCAAGCCCGCTATTAGTTCTTTATCGAAGTATGCTGGCGTACCATCTTCTGGAGCGCCATTGAAAAAATCGTGTATGGTAGGCTCAAAATAGTAAGAAACAGGCTTTGGTTTCTCCTCCGCCTGCTCTTCTTTTTTTGCCCTATAAAACCACACCATTCTTCTTCGCATTTGTCGCAGATGTCTATTACTTCTTCCTGCCACCTATGTTCTCCTAACGCCAGGAGCATAAACATATTCTTCTTTTTTGTCTAGCGTAGCATCGATAACTTCTTTACTATCTACTTTGACTGCGTTTGTGCCGTCCCAGAAGCCAACCATTTTTCTTCTTTTGATTTCTTTTCTGGCATCTTTACCCCATGTGTCGTTTCTTTCTTTTAACATGGCTAATTGCTTGTCTGTTGTTCCGATTAATAATGTCATTTCGCTACTCCTGTTCGTTTTCGTTGTTAATAAATTTCTTTTTGCGATAATACTTTTTCCTGTCGCGAAATCTTCTTCCACGCTGGAACCTTGCAGCGAATTTTGCTACTATGTTCCGATTTTTTCTCTTCGCATTTTTTGTTGATTTTTTCATTGTCTATATTATATCACGCGAGAACAAGAAAGTCAAGAATTATTTTATGCAAGGCATAAAAAAACCCTGCCGCTGGGCAGGGTTTGAAAAATAACTTCTAAGCTGTTTGCCTTTTTCTAGAGTAATGAGCCGTAGGAGCCCGTTTATAGCGATGTCCTTTAAACCGCCGACCTACTTCCATTAGCCCTCCTTCGTTGCTGCATGAGGTATAGCCCATCAATGCCATGTCCCCCCAACCTATCTTTCAGGATTGTGCCAGTAGGTTCTCTGCAAAGGTTCGTTGCCTTCGCTCTGCTACTAGAGTACCATATTAGGTCGCCTAGATACATGGTGGCTCCTGCTTCCTTTTCGGTATTCCACCGACCGCGGAGCTGCTCCACATTCTGCTACCCTTAAAGGTGGGTAGGCTTTCCAATCTCTCGCTCATGGAGGCGTCTAAAGTTCTAGCACTTGAGAGAGCTGAAGCAACTACTAAGTGGGGTGCTTCACCGCACTCCGAGATGTTTTCGTTGCATCTACGGGTCAATCACGCCCAGTTTCTTTGGTATCGCAGACAAACTAGGACACTGCGTGCTTGAACATTTTTCCCTATATTTAAAGTGCCGTTATCGGTGGTTGAAGCAATCGCATACACTTTGCACTATATTGTTTCGCAACTCATTGCGTGCTCACTCAGTATTTATTCTTGCCCGCTGAATTTAAAAGAGCCTTTTCGGACAATACAAGAGCAGTGCCTCTTAAGCCTAGTTAGTTTGCTTACTTAGTAAGGCTTACTACTAACGCCTGACTTGCCATCTCTTAGAAGCTGAGGACTGCGAAGAATGAATTGATTCGAGCCCTCTAGAAAACTGTCTTGATTTGTTCAGTAAGCTTTCTTTGCTTCTTTTTGTAATTTCTATTATTATATTATATATCGCTATTAATAAAAAGTCAAGAAATTTTTTAAGCAACACTTAAAATAATTTTTTTAAGTCTTGCCTAAACAATCCCTGCGGGGGAATCTCACGATTAACCCCCGACTTTTCTTAGGACTTAGCTTAGGTGATTTACTAAGTTTTGTAAATCAACTTTGCTAGCTTTCACTAATGTTGGGAACTCTGCGTTAAGTTGAGCATTAATTTGAGCAACAAGTTCTGCTTTGCGAACAACTGGCTCACCTGATTTGGTTACTCTTGGTTGTGCGATATAAACTCCTTCTCTAGATAGCTTCGCAATTATGCTTCTTACGGATTTCCCGAATTTCTCAGCGAAAAGCTCAACTGTTTCTCTTGTAGGATTAGCTACATAAGCTTCAGTCATTTGAACGACCATGTCGTCTGTGTAATTTTTAGCTTTTTCTGCCATTTCGTTTTCCTTCGTTATGCCTATTAGGCTGGTTAATAAATTTTTCATTAATTATATTATGACACGCTTTCAACCAAAAGTCAAGGAATTTCTTAGGCGATATCCTCAAAATTTTGGGCAGGCTCATGATACTTTTCTAGTTCTTTTAGCTTTTGCTCCTGCCTAGCTTCCCAACCTATCGCTATAGTGCATACAGTTAGGAACGCTATCATGGAATAGAGGAAGTTCCACTTTTTCCAATGGTCGCGTAGTTTGCTTTTTTGATAATTTGTCATTCTTATATTATATATGGCGTGCAATAGAAAGTCAATACTTTTCTAACGCTTAGCATCAAAAAATAACGCCAACGAATTCTCGGGGCCGCGACGCGAAATGTCGAATTACATTCGAAAATCTCGCAAAAAGAGGAAAAATCTCGGCGGGTGTTCTCAAAACTTCGCATAACCCCGCCTAAGTTTTTTCTTGACAAATCCTACCCCGCTATGGTATAATACCACGGGTGGGGAGGGGTTAGGTTTGAAATGGCCCCGCTAGGGCGGCCACGCGGAACACCTTCACATTTATACTTCATATTCGCACTTCGGCGCAGCGAGCATGCTTGGCGGGGTCAAAAAGTCAGTAAGGCGTTGAAAAATTGAAGTAGTCGCTCAGTAGTTTCAAGGGTTTGGCAGTGAGTTTATAGGGTTTTAGTAGATTCGCTCAGTAAAAAGAGACCCCGCTAAAGTTTTTGATGCCCCGCCAAAGAAAACACTTGACATGGCGTCTGTGGCTATGTTATAATGGGCGCGGCACCGCCTGTCGCATAAGAAAGTCTGTACCTTTTTGAAAAAAGTCCTTGACTCGCACCCGTAAGGTACAGTATAATACAAATCATGGAAAATTCAAAAACAACCCAAAAACGCCCTAGCAAGAAAGTTCTTCTTCAAGCTATCAGCGACAAAGGTGTAGATAGAAAAATCGTTGACTCTTTAGCCAGATCCAACATTGACGCTCTCACCTTCGTGAACAGCTTAATAGTGTAGTTTTATGAACCCCGCCACAGGTTTATCCCTCAATGTGGCGACCCCTGACGGGCTCACGGGCAGAGAGCCAAGCATAAGCGAAAAAAGGAACAGATGTTGTAATAGCTGTGGGAAAAGGTGAAAAGCAACAAATGTTCCTTTTTTT